CTTAAAAACAGAATTAACATTAGTTCACGAAAGATTAGACAATAAGGTTATTGTAATTAATAAACTTGAAGAAAGAATTAATTCCATAGAGAAACAACTAGAGTATGAACGTGGACTTCTTGAGGCTACAATAAAAGAATAATTATGAAAAAGATACTAGAATTTTTATCAGGCAATGTAATTAAAGATGTAGGTAATGTCTTGGATGATTTATTTACAAACGAAGAAGAACGTATTAATGCCAAGAACAAAGTCATAACAGTTTTAAAAGAAAAAGAGCTAGAGCTACAAAAAATGCAGACAAGCATAATACTAGCAGAATCAAAAGGTAACTTTTTACAAAGAAGTTGGAGACCTATATTGATGTTGGCATTTGGATTTATTGTTATGTATACTAAATTCCTTGCACCAGCTTTTAGTTTGCCAAACGCAGAACTAGAACACGAGTTTTGGACTTTATTAGAGCTAGGAATTGGTGGATATGTTGTAGGTAGGTCAGCAGAAAAGATTGCAGAAAAGGTTGTTATAAGAAAAAAATAATTTTTATATTAGCTCCGCAGCCGCAGAACTGTTTAATCTGCTAAACTTGCAAAACACCATTGCTTGGTTCAGATAAGTATTGAAATTTGTTTTTCTTGGGGGGACTTTTTCTTTCTTTTTCTTTTTCTCTTTTTTCTTTTTCTTTCTTTTTTATTTTAAATTAATAACTTAGTAAAATGATATATAGTGAAACACAAATACAAAAATCTATAAACTGTACTTGTAAATCAAAAAAGTATAGAATAGATATGTTACTAGAAATGGATGCAATACAATATTGTAATTTAGGAAAAGATAGTACAAAAGATGAAAAATTAGAAGTCAAGAAAAGAAGTAAAAAAATTTACAAAGCGATATCTAAAATAGATTCTGTTTTGGGAAAATCATTACTTCAATTACAAGACAAGTGAAAAGAAAAAAACTAAGCAGAAGTAAAATTGTAAAAAAACTAGATTCTGTATTTAGTAAATATATAAGACAAAGAAATGCCATTAATGGAGTAGCAGAATGTTTTACTTGTGGCAAAAAAGATGATTGGAAAAAATTACAATGTGGTCATTTTCAATCAAGAAAATTTTATTCTACAAGATGGGATGAAATAAATTGTCAAGTTCAATGTGCTGGATGTAATGTTTTTAGATACGGTGAACAATTTAAATTTTCCGTACACCTAGACCAACAATATGGTCAAAACACCTCATCAAGATTAGAAACAAAAGCCAAAGAAATTTTAAAAATATCAGTACCTGAATTGGAAGATATGATAAAAAAATACCAAAACTTGTGTAACGAGCTAAATTAATCACTATATTTGGTACTTCTGTACTGTTTGTCTTTGTTTAAAAGGGGGTAAATTTATTTTTATCCTCTTTTTTTTGCCCAATACACTTGGTTTTAAAATTTTTTGTTTATATTTGTATGGTAATATCAATTAAGGTATTATTTAAATCTAACCAAATGACAAAAGCACAAGAATTTATGACTGCGATAGAAGAAAAACATCTATTTGACCACTATTCAGTAATTGCATTACGCAAAGAAAACAAAACTTTACAAGAAGATAAGATTAATTTAGAATTTGAAATTTTTAAATTAGAACAAAGATTAAAGGCTTGTGAGGACTTTTTAAATATCAACCCTCACTGTGAGGACTTATAAACAACAACAATCAATAATATGGAACAGAAACTAAATCACAAGCTAGCAATAATTCAAACAGAATTAAAAGCAAGTAAAGGCAAACACAATAAATTTGGAGACTATAAATATCGTTCAGCTGAAGATATTTTAATGGCTATAAAACCACATCTTTTAAAGCACCAAGTTTCAGTAAGAATACAAGAAAAATTAGTTGATACTAATATTATAGAATCCACCGCAATTATTTTTGATGGTATAGAAGAAATAAGTGCTTCAGCTTTAGTTGGTGTTGACATACAACAAAAAGGAATGGCAATGCCACAAAGATTTGGTGCTGCTTCTAGTTATGCTAAAAAATATAGTTTAGGAAATCTTTTCTTAATTGATAACACAAAAGATGATGATGCTACCAACACTTATGTAAGACCAAAAAAATTACTAGAAAACACTCCTGAATTTAAAAATGCATTAAAAGCATTAAATGATGGTAAAACAATCGAGGACATTGAAGAATTTTATACGTTAACCAACGAGGTTAAAACCTCACTTTTAAATCAAATCAAATGAGTTCATTAATAAATGTAAGCATCAGGGTAGACAAACTGCCCAAAGAAAAGTTCATCAAAGGGAAAGATGGAGCAGTATATTGTAATCTTACGTTATCAGTAAATGATGACACAAGATATGGTAACAATGTAGCGGTTATGGACCCACAAACCAAAGAAGAAAGAGAAGCAAAAAGACCAAAGACCTTTTTAGGCAATGGAAAAGTCTTTTGGACCAATGGTACAATTACACTTGCAGAAAAAGAAGAGCCAAAGCTCGCACCGCAAGAAGCGATTGAAGATTTACCATTTTAATTAGGGGGGTTTAATTACCCCCTTTTTTTATATATTTATTGCCAAACAAAGACAATGCAACTAAGACTTACTGACCAAGAAGAAACTGAATATGTATTAATGCACGCCTTATCTGATGAGTGCAAAATAGACACAACAGAAGCCGTTGAATATCCGCCTGTGGCAATATCAATGGGAGAAAAATTAATCAAATCATTTAAAGGAGATTCTCTTTTACCAATACCGATTTGCACATACTCTAATATAAGCTTGGTACAAGCACCCCCAAAAACTAAAAAGACATTTTTTGTTTCACTATTGGCATCTGCATATTTAAGTGGTTCTAATAATTTTTCAGCAAACATTAAAGGTCATCGTGAAAATAAATGTATTATTCACGTAGATACTGAACAAGGTAAATGGCACGCACAAAAAGTATTTAAAAGGACAATTGATATGAGTGGTATGAAAAATGCAGACAATTATCATACATACGCATTAAGAACTTTAAGCTATAAAGAAAGAATAAAAATCATTGACTTTTTTTTACAACATAAATACGAAAATGTTGGATTTGTTTTTATCGATGGAATTGCCGACCTTGTGTCAGATGTTAACAATTTGGAGGAATGTAATGCTTGTATTCAAAAACTAATGGAATGGTCAGCAAAATATGATTGCCATATTATGGCAGTAATACATTCTAATTATGGAAGTGATAAGCCAACTGGACATCTTGGAAGCCTACTGGAGAAAAAGGCGGAAAGCCAAATACAGTTAGAAGCAAATACCGTTAATGAAGGTATGGTTACAGTTAAATGCAAAAGAAGCAGAAATTTTCCTTTTGAAACATTTAGCTTTAAAATTAATGATTTTGGTTATCCTGAAATAGTTGGAGATTTGTATGACCCCTTAAAATAATGGAAGAAACCATAAAAAAACTATATTTAAAACACGACACTTGGGTCGATATAGTTTCTTCTTTTGGTTGTAATAAAGTAACTGCAGAAGATTTGGTTCAAGAAATGTACATTAAGTTGCAAATAAAATTGGAAAAAGGATTAGATATAAATTACATTGATGATGAAATTAATTATTATTATATTTTCAAGACTCTTAGAACCTTATTTTTAGATTTAAAACGTAAAGAAAAAAACATAAAATATCAAGAAATTGATGATTCAGAATTTGTATCTCACGATGCAAACTATGATTCTACATACATAGACATACAAGAAGAGCTAGACAAACAATATTGGTATGACAAAAAAATATTTGAAATTATCAATGAAGGAATGAGTGTTGCATCTTTGTCAAGAAAGACAGGCATACAATATTATTCTTTGTACAACACATATACAAAAGTAAAAGAAAAACTTAAAAAATTATTATGAATTTAGCATTTTTACACCCTTGTCCAATTTGTATTGGAATTACTATTATTGGATATTTAGCTTATAAAAAATACAAAAAATGAGATTAGGAGATTTAATATTTTATATAACCAAATACACAGGAATAAAATATCTTGTGGACAAATATCACGAGCATCAAGGAACAAAGTGCAAATGTGAGGATAGAAGAAAACAATTAAACAAAATTAAAATAACAAGAAAATGATTCAGTTTGATGAAGAAGATTATAAAAAATGGGAGCTATTTCGAAAATCAAAGCGTAAGTCATTGCTTACCCGAGAATTTGAAATGGTGTGCCAGCTACACGCAATCTACCAAAAACATAGTTATTATAAACCCTGTACTTGCAACCCAAAAACCATAGTAAGGTGGATAAAAGACCTTAATCAGATTTGGAAAAATGGGATTGCAGGAAATAAATAAATTAGAACAAGCGGTTGTAGCTACTCTAAATATAGATGGTTGGAATTTAGAATGGACAGGCAAAGGTTATCTTTCCTATGATGCCAAGGGTTATACACCCAAAGGAAAAGATTGTGTCATAGAAATGAAATTTCGCACTAAATATTATGAAGATAAAATGCTTGAAAAAGACAAGTATGAATCATTAATGAATCTTGATAATAACATTCTAAAATTTTATTTTGTTAATGACCCTAAAGGAAATTTTATGTATTGGTTAAATAAAATACAATTACCTAAAACTACAAAAATGTATTGTCCTGATACAACTATGTGGACCAAAAAAAAAGTTTTAAAAGACGTTTATCTATTGACCGAAAATCAAGCAACAATAATTAATCTAAACAAATTAAATTAGGGGTTTTAAAATTTTTTGTTTATATTTGATATATGAAAAACAAAAACATAGTAACCTTATATCTTAACGCTTACGATTATTACACACTTAGAATGTCACCAGAATCTTGGAATTTTACAATTACCGAAGATTACGGAAGCATAGGTAGTAAAAGCTCTGATGAGTTTGAAGTGGATGGATATTTTAATTCATAAAAAATGACTAAGCAAGAAAGAATAGAAGAACTAGAAGAAAAACTAGACCAAGCTTTACAACATACATACGTTTATGATATTCACACCTTGCATTGTGCAAATGCTGAGCTTTATATTGGTTATGGAACAGACAGAAGTTTAGTAATTGATATAAATACTATTTACAATGATTTACCTTTTCTTATTTCTCAAGTATGTAAAGAACAGAAAAAAAATCAAGAAGAAACCTTAGATAGAATTAAAGAATCATTAAAGGAATTATAATGGATTATTTTGAAGGAGTTTTATTTGGGGTCGGAATGTCGTTAATTATATTCGTTTGGATTGTAGATTATACTGAAAGAAAAAAATGATTCTTTTAGTAGATGCAGATTCACTAATATTTGCTAGTTGTTTAAAAAACAAGGAAGCAATAATTGACCAAAAATTTTATACTTACATAGAAGAATGTCAAAACAAATTTGACCAACAGTTTATGAAAATAGTAAACGACTTGGAAGAATTATATGACATAAAAAAAGTATTATTATTCAATGGAAGCAAAGGCAACTTTAGAAAAATAATTACACCTAAATACAAAGCCAATAGAAAAAAAATAGAAATACCGCCTTTATTAAATGATATGCACGAATATGTATTTAATAATTATAATGGTATACAAGCTTTTGGTGTAGAAACAGATGATTTGGTTGCTAAATATTGGTATAAAATTTCTAAAGAAGTTGGTAGGGATAACGTAATGATTGTTTCAATAGACAAAGACTACAAACAATTTCCTGCATTGATATATAATTACCATTATAACCATAGACAAGTTTTAGACATAACAGAAGAACAAGCTATGTATAATTTTTATGAGCAAATGATAGTTGGGGATGTTGCAGATAATGTTCAGTATATGAAAGGGAAAGGAGTTGCTTTTGCAAAAAAGTATTATAAAGGATGCAAAACAAAATATCAATATACAAGGAAATTATACGAATTATTTCAAAAAGAATACAAAGGCAAGGCAAGACAGAAATACGAAGAATGTTATTATCTACTTAAATTAAGAACACAATGAACGTAAATTTAAAGCCAATACAGTTAGCCAATAAGATTAAAGAAATTACAGGTATAAACGTATTTGAAAACACAAGAAGAAGAAGTGTAATAGAAGTAAGGTCTTTACTATGTTATATGATGAGGGTCAAGCTAAAGATGAGATGGACAAGTATTGCTAACTTCTTTCAAGAAAATGGTAAACACATTACTCACGCAACTGTAATTAACGCAGTCAATTCATATTCTACAAATAAACGATACAATAAAGAACTTGCAGAAACAGAAGATTACTTTATATTTAAAGAAGATGCAGGAATTGATGAAATTAACAAGATGAAATACTTAGAGGATAAGTGTGAAAAGCTACAACAAAAACTGGACCTTCCATTGGTTAAACTGGTAAGCAGAATACCTAAACACAGAGAAGAAGAAGCATTAGGCTTTGTCAGGAATGTTGTAAAAAGTTTTGAATGGAAATACAACGAGAAAGAAATTGTTTAAATAGTTACGTTATATAGTTATGATTGAGAAAATTAACATCAACAAAATATTCAGCAATCCTGTAAACCCAAGATTGATAAAAGAACATAAGTTTAAAAAATTAGTAAAAAGCATTAAAGAATTTCCTGAGATGTTAAAACTAAGACCAATCGTTGTAAATAATGAATATGGAATCTTAGGTGGCAATATGAGATACAAAGCTTGTTTAGAATTAGGACTTAAAGATGTATGGATAATAAAAGCTGAGAATCTTACTAAAGAACAGATGGAACAATTTGTTATAAAAGACAACGCTTCATTTGGAGATTGGGATTGGGATGTCTTGGCTAATATGTGGGAGGTAGAACAACTTACAGATTGGGGTGTAAATATTTATGATTTTAATAATCAGTCAATATCTGAAATAAATAAAGGAGATGAAAATTCGGAATGGGTAGGGATGCCTGAATTTGAGGCATCTGATAAAGAATTAAAATTAATTATTTCTTTTGATAATGAAGAAAAAAGAGAAGAATATATATCCAAAAATAATATTGAAATATCATCTAAAACTAGATTAACTTGGTCAGCACACTATCCAGCTAGAGAAAAAAATGATTTTAGTAAAATAAAATATGAATAAATATCCAATTTATATAGTATCAAAAGGTAGATGGGAAAACCCTATGACTGCAAAGTGCTTTATAAAAGATGGTTTGGATTTTAAGGTTTTAGTAGAGCCACAAGAATATGATAATTATTGTAAATCTTTAGGAGAAAAGTATATTTTAAAACTTCCATTTTCTAACCTAGGTGTAGGTAGCTATCCAGCAAGAAACTATGGTTGGGAAGATTCTATTAAAAATGGACACAACCGACATTGGATGTTTGATGATAATATACACAAACTAAGAAGGATAGTGAAAGGTAAAAAAATACCTTGTAATGCAGGATTGGCAATAAAAGTCGCTGAAGATTTTACAGATAGATATTTAAACATTGGTATTTCAGGATTTAACTACAGTATGTTTATTGTCAGAGGAAGTAGTGATAACAAGCCTTTTAGATTAAATGCTCACGTTTATAGTGCTATGCTAATGAACAATAATATGCCATTTCGTTGGAGACTTAAATACAATGAAGATGTTGATTTATGCTTACAAGTATTACATAATAAAATGTGTACTGTATTGTTTTCAGCATTTAGCGTAGATAAAGTAAGCACGGTTGCAAAAATGAAAGGCGGAAATCAAACAGAATTATATCAAGGTAACGCATTTGAAAAGAAAGTTTTAAAAGCAAAATCTTTAGAAGAAATATGGCCGCAATATGCAGAAACCAAAATTCGCTTTAATAGACCACATCACGTTGTAGAATGGAAAAAACATTTTAAACAAGGATTAAAAAGAAATCCTTTTTTTGATTGGGCATCCTTAAAAAAGGTAGATGAATATGGTATGAAATTAAATAAAATAAAAAAATAATGGTCAAAAGTAGACACATAAAAAAAGAATCTATGTTACAAGCTTTAGAACAAAGTTTAGGAGTTGTGACTGTTGCTTGTAAAAAAGCAGAAATACCAAGAAGTACATTTTATAAGTGGATAAATGAAGATGAAGAATTTGCAAAGCAAGTAAGAGAAATTGAAAACATAGCTTTAGACTTTGCAGAAAGCCAACTTCATAAACAAATCTCAGAAAATTCTACCGCAGCCACCATCTTTTACCTAAAGACAAAAGGAAAGAAAAGGGGATATATAGAACGACAAGAAATCACAGGAGCAGAAGGTATGCCTACTAATTTCCAAATTGAGATAATTGACAAAACCGAAGATACAGACTAACATTGTCTACAAGCACTTAGTTAATAGTGATAAAAAGATTATCGTTGAACAAGGAGGTACTCGTTCAGGTAAGACTTACAATATATTATTGTATATAATATTTAAGTATTGCACAAGTCATCAAGGCAAGGTAATAACAATATGCAGAAAAACATTCCCAAGCCTTCGTTCAACAGTTCTAAGGGACTTTATAACAATTTTAAGGGATTATAATATATACAGAGAAGAATACCATAACAAGTCAAATTCCGAATACAACTTGTTTGGTAATTTAATAGAATTTACATCACTTGACCAATCCCAAAAAATAAGAGGAAGAAAAAGAGATTTGCTTTTTATAAACGAGGGTAATGAATTGTATTGGGAAGATTGGCAACAATTAATCTTTAGAACACAAGAAAGAATCATACTAGACTTTAACCCATCGGATGAATACCATTGGATATATGACAAAGTAATATCAAGAGATGATTGCGATTTTTTTAAAACAACCTATTTAGACAATCCATTTTTAGAGGATTCTATAAAATTGGAAATAGAAAGATTAAAATATACAGATGAACAATATTGGCAAATATATGGATTAGGAGAAAGGTCAGCTAGTAAAAGCACAATATTCACATACACAGAATACAATGCATTGCCACCAACTGCAAATCTAGTTGCTTATGGAATGGACTTTGGGTACACAAACGACCCTACAACATTAGTTTCTATTTATATTGACCAATATGACTTATTTGTAAAGGAGCATTTATACAGAACACAAATGACCACTTTGGACATACACAAGTTTTTAATAAACGAAAGGTTAGAAAGGAAACCTATATATGCAGACTCAGCAGAGCCAAGACTTATTGACGAGCTTAGAAGAATGGGGCATACAATCCACCCAAGTTTAAAAGGTAAAGATTCTGTAAATGCTGGTATTGATTTATTAAAAAGGTATAAGATTCACATATTATCTTCTTCAGAAAATGCTATTGCAGAATTTAGAAATTACAAATGGCAAGAAGATAGGTCAGGCAAATTAATTAATGTTCCTGAAGATAAAAACAACCATATAATTGACCCTTGTAGGTATGCAACTTATTCGATTTTATCAAGACCTAATTTTGGTAAATACACCATTAAATAAAAAGTTTTAAAATTTTTTGTTAATTATTCAAATATTATTGTTATATTTACACTATGAAAAACAAACAAACATTACAACACTACATTGCTTATTTTGTAGCATTCGTTTTAATGACCGCAGTATTTTTATTACCATTTGCAGGAACTGCCCTGATTAAATACCTTTTTAACTTATGATACACTTAGACAGATATAAACAGAACCTACACATTAAGGATAATAATGTATATAGCTACAACACTAATGTTGCTACAATAGTAAATGACAAACTTATCGTTTTAGGTTGGTGGTCAGTTACAACTTCAAAACACATTAATTATGTTGCAAGAGAATTAGACCTTGATATAGTTCGTTCGTAATTATTATATTTAACGAATGGACAAAAAAGACAGATTAATATGCGATACTCACATTGATGTCGTTATGCAAATACTCGATGAATGGAGTAAAGGCAAAAAAGCAAATAAAAAACTTAATCAAGTCATTGAATCATTTTGGCAGATTTCGTTTTATATTAGCAAACTAACCAATGGACTTTTGGATGCTCAGCTAGAAGCATCAGACTTAAAATATAAACACAACATTCTCAAGTTAAAATATAGAGAGCTGGAGAATAAATTAAAATCGTTACAAGATGAATTACATTGATATAGGAAATCCATACCTCGTAGATTACGGGGGCGAATGTTCAGAATGTGGAACAGAAATAGAAGAGGGTCAGAGTGTTTGCTCTAGTGCTTGTCGTGAAGCTGCTGACCGATGAAAAAGTCACCTGATTACTATATGGGCAAGTATATGAAAATTGAAGCCAAAAACGTGGTTTGGGATTTTCAAGATGACAATTATAATTTGGGAACTGCACTTACATATATTATGAGGGCAGGTAAAAAACCAAATAACCCAATTACTCAAGACATAGAAAAAGCTATACACCATTTAGAGATGGAACTAGAAAACCAATATTACATTGAAGGCTTAAAGAACAGATAACTTTAGTTGCTTTTGGTTAGGCAATTTGGGTGGGCAGAAATGTCCGCCCTTTTTTATTAAATTAGGGTTTAGAAAATATGTTAAAAAAATACGTTATATAAGTATGAAAGTAAAGATTACTATACCAACATCTCTTGCAGAAATAACATTAGGTCAATATAAAAGGTACTTAAATATTCAAACAAGCAGTACGGATGAAAGATTTTTACAAGCTAAAATGATTGAGATATTTTGTAATGCTCCCTTAGAATATGTAATGGAGTTAAAATATAGCGATAGCGAAGAAATAACATCTATACTTGATGAGATGTTTAAAGAAAAACCTGATTTAATTCAAAGGTTTAAATTAGGTGGTAAAGAGTATGGTTTTCACCCTAACCTTGAGGAATTATCATTAGGGGAATACATTGACTTAGATACCTACATAGGCGATTGGGAGAATATAGAAAGAGCTATGAATGTTTTATACAGACCTATAATAGCAAAGCTCAGAGGAAAATACGAAGTGGAAAAGTATAACACAAAACTAGATGAACAAATATTAAATATCCCTATGGATGCGGTATTAGGTTCAATTTTTTTTTTGTGGAATTTAGGGATAGAGTTGTCGCAAACTATGATGAAATATTTGGAGGGGGAACAGAACTTGGACTTGATGCAGTTTCTAACTTCGGAACTAAATGGGGATGGTATTCCAGCTTATATGCGCTCTCTCAGGGAGACATTAGACGACTTAAACATATCACCGAATTAAATTTTCACGAATGTTTTATGATGCTATCATTTATGAAAGACAAAAACGAAACAGAAGCTAAAAAAATTAAAAATGATTTTAAATGAGCAATAACGACAACCAAGCGGTAAGAGGTTTTTACCAAGTAACTGAAACAATTAAAAGTCAGTTATTAGGTGACCCTAATGTAAACACAGTTACAACAGGAGAATTGTCAAATGTAAACCTAAACAAACAAGACATATTTCCAATGTGCCATTTGATAATTAATAGCGTTACAGATGAGGAACAAGTTCTTAGATTTAATATATCGGTTTTAGCAATGGATATGATTGACCAATCTAAAGATGAAACATACGACATATTCACAGGCAACGATAACCACCAAGACATCTTAAATACACAACTAACTGTTTTAAATAAACTTGTTCAAGTTCTTAGAATGGGGCAATTATTTACAGACAAATACCAGCTTGATGGAAACCCAATTATTACACCTTTTTATGATAGGTTTGAAAACGAACTAGCTGGTTGGACTAGCACAATGGATGTAATGATTTATAATGACATTTATATTTGCTAATGGCTGAAGTTAATACATCTAAATTAAAGGAATTGCTTCAGATATATGCTGATAGAATAGTAACGCAGGCAAAAGAAAATTTAGAAAAAGATAAAAAGGGTGGCGGAGATTTATACAATTCTATAAAAAATCAAGTAGATGTAGAAAAGGGAGTTTTTTTATTATCGTTTTTTATGGAAGATTATGGTAAATATGTAGACAAAGGAGTAAAAGGTGTAACATCTACTTACCCAGCAACATCAGCTGCATTATCTAAATTTCAATATGGAACAGGCACAGGAAAAAAAGGCGGTTTAACGGAAGGAATAGATAAATGGGTTAGAAAAAAAAGATTTCAATTCAGAGACAAAAAAGGTCGTTTTATGAGTTATAACGATATGTCATTTTTAATTACTAGGTCAATATGGAATAAAGGCATAGAAGCCAATACATTTTTTACTAGACCATTTATTGCAATTGGAAATCAAATTAGAGATGTTTTCTTTGATGAATTTATTTTAGAAGTTGAAAACCAATCCATTTTTGGAGATGATAAAAAAAGATAAAAAATAAAACAGAATTATGGCATTTCAAGCACTTAGAAGCCCTCAATATATAAATACCCTTGCAGCATCAGGAACACTTTCTCATAGCTTAGAAATAAGCGTAGGTGGAACATTAAGGTATACGTTACTTAAAAACACAACACCAGCAACTTATGTCGTTTGGGAATATGCTGAATTGGTTAGGGATTATTTTACACCAACTTTTACAGGCACATATCCTGTTGACCTAATAAATGTTTCTTTGGTAATGAAATCATACACAGGGCTAAACGGAACAGGAACTGCTACAACTATTTCTACAACCGCACTTCAAGCTCTTGATGGTTATGGTACATTTATGGAAGGAGTTAATCCTACGATATCATCTACAGGTGGATGGTTAGTGTGTGCAAAAAGACCATCAGATAACAAATACGTAATATTTATTCCAACAGGGGTAAGTGGCAAAGTGCCTTCAGCAACAGAAGGAACACTAAGGTATCAATCATATTCTACAACCGACACAACATTACAATTACAAGATGGCGGAGAAGAAGATGAGTTGATTATTGAGAGAATAGATTGTACAAAATATGGTGCTGGAACTAAGTTTACATTTTTAAATAAGTATGGGTTGTTGCAAGACCTTTACTTTTTCTTAAAACAAGTCAAAACATTAAATCGAACTAGGGAACATTATCAGAATAATACCTTACAAACAGGACAAGCAACTGTTACATATAGTGTAAACCAAGCAACAAAACAATCTTTTAACACAGAGGCTATCCAAAGCAACACGTTCAGTTCAGGTTATTATCCTGAATATGCAAATTGTTATTTTGAAGAAATGTTATTATCTAATTATATATGGATGACAAGAACAAATTCTGCTGGCGCAACTGAGATTGTTCCTGTAATGGCTAAGACTTCAAATATGGTTTACAAAACCTCCTTAAATGAAAAGCTAATTGAATACACAATAGAATTTGAGGATGCGTTTGATTACATAAATAATGTGAGATAATGCAAAAGCTGCAATTATTTATACAAGGCGAAAGGCTAGATTTATTTGATGATGAAACTGTGTCAATGACACAATCAATTCAGAACATAAAAGATATTGCAAAGATATTCACAGAATTTAGCCAATCATTTACTGTACCAGCAAGTAGAAGCAATAACATTATTTTCCAACATTACGAAAATATATATATTGATAACGGATTTGATGCTAGGCAAAAAATACCAGCAGAAATACAATTAAATTTTATACCATTTAAGACAGGGTTTATACAATTAAATGGTGTAGAGCTAAAGAAAAACGTACCCTACGCATACAAAATTACTTTTTACGGAAACACCATTAACTTAAAAGATGTATTAGGCGACTCTCAGTTGTCATCTTTAGCTTCATTAAACCAATACACTTTAGATTATGACTATACAAATATTAAGTCTAAATTAACAGGGGGTCATAGTTCTATAATTGCACCTTTAATTACTCATACACAAAGACTTTTTTATAATTCAGTATCAAGCTATAATGTTGAAGGTAATTTATTTAGAAGTCCTGCAAACGTAAGTGGAGGTGTATTGTGGTCAGACTTAAAATATGCAATTAGACTTTACGAGATAATTCAAGCAATAGAAACAGACTACCCTGCGTTAAATTTCTCTACTGATTTTTTTAGCACAAGCAATTCTACATTTTACAATTTGTATATGTGGCTTCACAGAAAAAGCGGAACTGTCTTGCCTGCTGGTCAAGTAGAAACGAATTATGTACAAGTGCCTTCATTTACAAAAACTACTTCAACAAATGGAAGTTTTATTGAAACAATAAATGGTGGTATTATAGTAGATACGTCTTTAATTCAGTTTGGAGAGTTTAATACCAATTCTTTAACCCTTACACCTTTGTCAACAACAGGAAACTATGATGTAAGAATATTGAGAGATGGCGCATTGTTTTTTCAGTCTTTAGATAATTCAGGTTCTTCAGTAACTTTTAATTTTTCAGATTTTGGTTTATTAGGTTCAGGAACATATACTGTACAATTACATTCAACAACAAACCCCAAAGAATTTCTTGCAAATAATATTGTGTGGACCTTTTCAGGTTTTCCTTTAGGAAACGTAACTTCTGAGTTTCAAAACATTCTCAAAAATAACACAACAGTAAATGCAGGAAGTCCTGATACAGAATTTATAATAACAGACCAAATCCCTGAAATGAAGATTATTGATTTTCTTACAGGGTTATTTAAGCAATTTAATCTTACTGCTTTTGTAGATGCTACAAACACAATCGTAGTAAAAACATTAGATGATTACTATGCTGATAGAACAAATAACATTAGTGGAGGTAATTATACTATTGACAAATATCTAAGCATAGATAATAGTTCCGTAGATGCAGCTTTACCATTTAAAGAAATTAATTTTTCGTTTAAGGGTACAAAAACATTCCTTGCAAATCAATTCAAAGAATTAAACAATTTAGGTTGGGGAGAGCTTAGGTATAAGCTAAACGATGCAACCTATGATGCACCTAATAATACATATAATGTTGAAGTTCCATTTGAGCATATGATGTTTGAAAGACTATCTGATTTAGGGCAAAGTCCTGTTGTTTTAAATTCTACAACAATACAATATGGTTTTTTTGTAGATAGCAACCAACAACCTTATTTTGGTGAGCCATTAATATTTTATGGTGTAAGCAGAACTGGCAGCTTAACCTCTTTTGGAATAAGAAGTGGTTTGACCACAGGGGAAATTATTACTGATTATATGATGCCCTCAAATTCATTAAGTATAAATTCATCTACAAGCACTAAAAACTTAAACTTTGGACTAGAAGTAAATGAATATACTGCTACAAGCTCATTTACAGGAACTGTTTTTGAAGAAGAATATAAAACATACATATCGGCAGTTTTTAACAACAGGCGAAGGCTTACAAAAGTAAATGCTTTCCTACCCTTAAAAATATTATACAACTTACAAATGAATGACTATATAACAATAGGACAACAGTCATACATAATAAATACAATTACAACAGATTTGACCAATGGCAAAAGCACACTGGAACTTTTAAATAATGTATAATGATTAAAAACATATTAGACCTCTTAAAAATAGCCAAAGGCGAAAGTGAAAACATAAAAATAGCAAAAGGCAAATATCAATTAGCAACAAACCTAAAGTCTGCATACAAACAGATAAAAAATGAAATACAATGGCGGAAGTAAAAGAGTATGAAATCAAAGTATCAACTGCTGATGCACAAAAAGCAGTTAAAGAGTTAAATGAACAATTAAAAATTCAAGGTGATGTTGTTTTAGATTTACAAGAAGAACTTGTAAGGCTAGAAAGGGAATTGGATAAAGTTGAAGGCAATTCAGGAAAAGCTATTGCTCAAAGAAAAATTATTAATGACCAAATAAAAAAAACAAAAGCTGAATTAAAAGGCGAAACATTAGCACAAAAAAGACTAAATAAAGAAAAAAAGGATTTTACTGATGTTATAAAATCAAATACTGCTGCAACTAAAACTGCAACAAAAGAAAGTGCAGACTTTTCAGGCGCATTAGGTTTTATAGATTCTAAAACAGGGGGTGCAGTTACTGCTATTAAAAAATTAATTTTAAGTCTAGGTAATGCCAAGAAAAGTTTTAATGGTGTAAAAGTTGCTATTGCATCAACAGGAATTGGAGCTTTGGTTATTGCGGTAGGCGCTTTGGCTGCAGCATTTACAAGAAGCGAAGAAGGTCAAGAAAAGTTCCAAAGGATAATGGCAAAAGTTGGTGCGGTCACAAACCAAGTTTTAGATGCTTTTGCTAATTTAGGTGAAGCTCTTTTAAAGCCTGAAGAATCATTAAAAAAACTTGCAAATGGCTTTATTGAGTTTGCAAAAAAACCTTTACCATTTTTAATAGATGGGTTTAAAAAAGCTGGTAAAGCAGCATCTGATTTTGTAGAGGAGACATCCAAAGAAATAGATGTTATTGATAAAATAACTAAAAAAAGACAAAAGGCTCACCACATTGAAAGAGAGTTGGAAACGGAAAGAGCAAATGCTGATAGAGAAATAAATGAACTAAGATTACAAGCAGAAGATAGGCAAAGCAATACTGCTACTGAAAGAATTGCATTATTAAGAAAAGCTCAAGCGATTGAAGAAGAAATAACTGCTAAAGAAATAAAAGCCAAACAACTTCTTGTTGATGCATTAACAAAAGAAAATGAATTAGGAAAGTCTACTATTGCAGATAAAGATAAACTTGCCAAACTACAAGGAGAGTTAATTGATTTAGATACTAAAAAATTAAGAAGTCAAAGACTTTTACAGACACAAATTACTACTGCTATAAATGAGGAAAAAAGAGAAAAAGAAAAAGCGGTAAAAGAAGCTGAAGCTGAAAGACAAAAAGATGCAGATAAGGAAATTGAAGATGCTGAAAAACTTGCTGCATTAAAAAAACAAATTAGAGATAAAGAAGCAGTAACAGAAGATGAAGAAAGAGCTTTAAGGCTTACCAAAATAAAAGAAGAATACGATGAACTTATAAGGTTAGCAAAAGCTGCTGGTTTAGTTACAACAGAACTAGAGGCTGCAAAGAACACCGCAGTTTTTAATGCTCAATCAGAATTTGACAAAATAGATCGAGACAGAGCAGATAAGGTTACTAATGAAAATATAAAAAGAACGGAAAAAGAAGCCGATGCTGAAGAAAAAAGAAAAAACGAAATTATATCTTACAGGAATGAAAGTTTTGATAATGCTGCAAGAATAGCAGGCGAAGAAACAAAACTAGGTAAAGCTTTATTATTAGCAAAACAGTTATTATTGGCTAGAGATTTTATAATGTCAACAAAGGCTGCTATAAAAAATGCAACATTAGCTGCATCAAATGCAACTGTAAAAGGCGCAGAAGCCACAACCGAAGTCGCTGGTTCTGTTGCAAAAGCCGCTAATACTGCACCACCACCTATAAACATACCATTTATATTAAGTGCTATTGCCACAGGGTTAGGAATTGTATCTTCTGTTAGTTCTGCCGTAAAGGCTACTAAACAAGCATCTAATGCTGCTGGAGGTTCAGGTGGCGGAGGTGTAATTGGTTCTTCTTCAATAGCATCTGTTACCCCCTCAACACCATCAGCACCACCCGCATTTAACATAGTTGGTGCAACAGGAACAAATCAACTAGCAAGTGCAATAGGCTCGCAAAACCAAAGACCAATAAGAACTTATGTTGTTGCTGGAGATGTTTCCACTGCTCAAAGCTTGGACAGAAACATAATTACAGGCGCAAGTCTAGGTGGTTAAAACGCAAAACAATAAATTTAAATCGTTATATAATTATGAGAATAGTTGAACTAATATTAGATGAAGCACAAGAGATGATGGGAATAGATGCCATATCTATTGTAGAAAGTCCAGCAATACAAGAAGATTTTGTAGCATTAAATTCTGATGAAATAAAATTAGCGGAAGTATCTAAGGAAAAGAAAATATTAATGGGTGCTTTGCTTGTACCAAACAAACCTATCTACCGAAAGAATGGAGAAGATGATGAGTATTACATTTACTTTTCAAAGGATACAATAGCAAAGGCTTCACAGTTATATTTAAAAAATGGTTATCAAGGTAATTCTACTTTAGAACACGCAAGTGCTTTACAAGGTCTTACTCTTGTTGAAAGCTGGTTAGTCGAAGATGATGTTCACGACAAGTCAAGAAAGTATGGAATGAACGTGCCTGTCGGGACTTGGATGGGTGCAGTAAAAGTGGACAATGATGAAATTTGGAACGAATACGTTAAGACAAATAAAGTTAAGGGTTTTTCTATTGAGGGTTATTTTGCAGACAAAATGGAACAATCTGATAAAAAAGTTGAAAAATCTGCGGAAGTAGAAGCTGCTGAATTATTATCTGAAATAAGAAAGATAATTACTGGCAATGAATAAAAATTCAAACTATATACCAAGTAGGTCATCTCCTAAAGGTGCATCAAGAGGGTGTTTGTGTAGAGACAAAAACATATACTCAAGGAAGTGTTGCGATGGAGATATAATGGCACAAGGCATAGGCAACATTACAAGAACAACCTGAAAATGCAAAATTTAATTTAAACATCGTTATATAATTATGAAATCAAGTGAAATGATAAATAATATCAAAACGCTTCTTAACATCGAGGTCAAACTTGAAGAAATGAAGCTCGAGAATGGCACAGTTGTAGAAGCTGAATCATTTGAGAAAGGAAAGGAAGTTTTCATCAAAACAGATGATGAAAAAGTTGCAATGCCTGTTGGCGAATATCTTCTTGAAGATGGTCGACTAGTAGTTGTTGAAGAAGAAGGAATAATTGCTGATGTCCGAAAGGTGTCTGATGAAGTTCCTGCCAAAGAAGATAAAGAAGGTAAAGAAATCACTTCTGATTTAGCTGATGAAAAAGATGAATTGGCTGATGAAAAAGAAGAAAAAGATGACGAAAAAAAGGAAATGGCTTATGCAACCAAAGAAGAATTATCTTCTGCAGTTGAAGAAATGAAATCTATGATTGAAGAAATCAAAGCTATGGTATCTCCTAAAGAAGAAATGTCAGATGATGATGAAGAACTTTCTGCAAACATTAAGGAAGAATTATCTGCACCAGCAGCTGAGCCAATTAAGCACAGTCCTGAAGCAGAATCTGCGAAAGTAGAACAAAAGGTTTTTGCTCAAAGTAAAGTAAGAACGACCCTCGATAGAGTAATTAGTAAATTAAATAAATAAAAA